ATGCTTTCTGCCTGTGATGGATCACCGCAACAAGCCCATTGCCAACCCTGATTCGTTTCAGGTCAACACCGCCATCATGCGCTGCATGGTCAAGGGTCTGGCGCTACACGGGCTGGGCCTGTACATCTATGCGGGTGAAGACCTGCCGGATGATGGTCAGTCAGTTCAGGCAGAACCTGTGATTGTCAAGGTTGTCACTCCCACTGCCACGGCTGATGTTGAGGTCAACACTGGCAACGCAGATGCGAATGCCGAGTTGTTTACCGAGGGAATGATGACATACACGAACCATTGCACAGACGTCAAAGGTTTAAACAGTTACTGGAAGTCGAATCAAACACAACTTGATTCACTCAAGGTAAGCCGCCCTGATCTTTACGATCAGATTCGCAACCGCTTCGCAGAAATCAAGAAGCAATTATCGGAGAGCAAGTAATGCCATATCAACCCAAAGCACCTGAGTACAAGGCGTACCCCGACAGTGGTTCGCTACGCGCCTCGACCAGCAAGAAGGGGCCGAAATCCCCCGACTACTGGGGCAACATTGCCATCAACCTGAAGGACATGACCAACATCAAATCAGAGGACGGCCTGACGGTTGTCAAGCTGTCTGGCTGGAAGAAGGTCGGCAAGGACGGCAAGACATACCTGTCAATTGCCGTTGACCGATTTTTGCCCAAGCAAGAAGAGGGCGGCTACAGCCGCCAGCCCATCCGCCAAGAAGATGACTTCAAAGCTTAAATCGTCTGGCCAAAGCGATGCCAAGCTGCTTGCTGAGCGTGACCAGCTTTTGGCTGAGCGTGACAAGGTGATCGAAACCATGACTCAAACAACAAACTTGCTTTTGGTAAAAATTGAAAAGCTGATGGATGACAAAAATTTGTACGCCGAACGCGAAACAAAGTTGATGGGCGTCATTGATTACCTTGAGTCCAAAGTCGATGGCCTTGCAGTTTGAAGCCAGAAAGGTAGCACTCAAGCAAGACCGAACAGGTTTTGTCTTGACGCTGGCGATCCACCCTGACGAATGCCCAGAAGAGATTCTGCGTGACTTCGTTGGGGCGCGATACGGCTGTGCGCTGGTGCGGATTCAAGATGACGAGTCTGCCACACCGTACAGCAACAGAGTTCAGAAAGCTGCAATGCTTTGCAAGGATTCCAAGTTTCAAGATTACTTAGGCGCCACCGATGAGGACGAGGCTGCGGCAAGGCTGTGTAAACGCTGTGGCATAGAAAGCCGAACCGAGTTGCACGGCAACGAAGTGGCTAAGCAAATATTTGATGACTTGGTTGACGATTACCAAGAAGTTCCGTTTTAAGGATGTCCCATGGCATTTTCAGTTAATTACAAACCCTTCATGACCTACCTTGAGCCGGACGATATTGCGCGGCTGAGAAGGTTCTCCAAGGCCAACAAGATTCCCATGACCCAGATCATACGAGAGGGGCTGTCTGCGCGATTGTCTTCCGGCGATGCCTACACCAATGGCTTCAATGATGGCCTCATCAAGTCCATCAAAGTTGTAAACGGTATTGAGGCGGCTCAGATGAGATTCCCGTCCGGCCTTTCATTTGCCGAACTTGCCGAGCAAGAGGTCAGCAAAAACTTTATTCGAAACGGGGGAGATCATGAACCTGACCGGAAGCCGTAACCAATGTCAAGCGTGTAAACAGTACTTCAACAGCAACGCTGCGTTTGACATGCATCGGGTTGGGGAGCACGGCCATAACCGCCGCTGTAGAACAACGCAGGAAATGACGGACAAAGGCATGCTTGTTAACCACGCAGGTTTTTGGATCACCAAAGCATATGACGTAGTCAGAAAGGAGCCGGAATGAAAAATTTATCTCAAGCTGATTTGTTTAACCTCTTTGGGTCTGATCCCAAAACTCTTGTCCGCAGCAACGACCCCGACACGAGTCAGGCGGCGGCGGCATCTGTTAACTCGACACAGTTGGAGCAGATGGTGTACGAGGCCATATGCACCTATCCGGAGGGGTGCATCAGTGATCAGTTGCTTGACCGCTTCAAGGGCTTCCCGTACTCCTCCATCACGGCCCGTTATCGGGCTTTGCTGGACAAGGGGTTTATAGAAGACACGGGCGAGCGCAGGAAGGGTCGATCCAACAAGAACCAGCGCGTGATGAGAAAAATAGAAAAGACAACATAGGAGTCACAACATGCCAATCAAAGACCCAGTTGTTCGAAGCATTAAAAACAAGGAGTATCGCGAGGCAAACAAAGAGCGTATAGCTAGACAGCAAAAAGAATATCGTGAGCGAAATTCAGAAAAACGCAACGCCCAAAAAAAATTATACCGAGAGGAAAATAAAGAAATAATAAATGCCAAAGGACTTGAATATTATTACAACAACAAAGAAATTTTATTAACTAAAAAAGCTATATATCGCATAAATAACAAGAGCCATATAAATGAAAAAGATAGGATATATAGAGAAAAAAACTTAGAACGATGCAGGGTTGTTGAAAAATTGCGGCGCCATGGGCCTCGGCGTATTGAAATTCTTGAAAGAAGGAGGGACTTAAGACGTGATTATTATTACAAAAATTTAGAAGCCAGTCGAAGAAAGTCAAATATTATAACGCTCAAACAGACTAAATATTTAACTCATAATTACATAGCTAGATTATTGCGAGTTCCGGTCAAAATTTTAACTCCAGATCTTGCACAGGCTAAACGGGTACAAATGTTAATACACCGCAAACTAAAGGAAATAGCATGAAAAACATAAGCGATTTGACAACAGAACTAACATCACTATATCAGTCTCTTAAATTGGGCAATATTGACGTAAAGATTGCTACCGAGATGAATAATACGGCTGGCAAGATTATTAATACTCAGCGTGTACAGTTAGAGTATGCAGAATTACGCAAAGAGCAGCCAAACATTGAGTTCATGAAAACCAATGCTAAAAAGAAAGCGTGAGGAAGATATGTGGAGATATTTATGGACAGAGTTGAGGCTGATGCTGAGAACTGTAACTCCGGCACAGGCTGTCACGCATGAGTTGCTGCATGCCGAACACGAGTTGCTGCAAGCAGAGAGCGCAGTCGAGTACGCCCAATCGATGGTCACCTACAACAAGCAGCGAGTTAAGCGTTTAAAGGCTTATCTGGCTATTGATGAACCCAAGGAGGCAGCATGAACGAGGAAACCCGCAAGGTCAAGCCGTATCCGGCAGTGCCCGATGACATAGACCCAGCGCCGGAAACATGGCACAGGATTGGAGCGTTGATGCTTTGGTCTATTTTTACAGTGCTGGCAGTGATCTGCCTTGGGCTGTTCTTAACTGGCGTTTGGATTTGGAGTTTGTTGATATGACGTCCAGAAACCGCCATAGGGGGCTACGTTATGAGTGATCGTATGGACGCTGCTTTGGACCTTGCTCAAAAATGCTGGAGTAAAGCGTACAGAAAGGAGCCAAACTTTGTTGAAAATTACTTGATCAACGCAGAGCAGTTGCTTGCAGCAAAACCAATTGTTTTGGGTGATGAGTTTCGGGATCATTGCAAAAATAATTTATTGTTCTTGCCAATGACTTTGCACCACAACACATGGGTTTCAGGCGTAAAGGCTTTGCAAATGATTGGTTGGATTGATCCCATCACAAAGGTTGAGCCAATAAAAACACACAATCACATGGATACGGTGACCATGTGGCGTAGCAACCTGTACGACGGTAGGCCGCTGCCCAAGCCGCCTCAATTGGATTTAATATTTTGATTTGACAGAGAGAGGGGACAAGAATGACACAAGACGAAATACTTCAGACGTTACGTAAGGTGATTAAAGAGTCGGAGTACTACACCACATGGACAGTATCAACCCCACACTTGGTGGAGTTGGTAGAACGCGCAGTCGAGGCAGAGCGTGAGGCGTGTGCAAAGGTGTGTGAAGAAGTTGGTGTATGGCCTGCACTGGGACCAAAGCATTGCGCTGAAGGCATACGAGCAAGGGGACAAGTATGAAGCGCATCAAAATTAAATACACTTGTTGCGACTCTTGCCACGCAGAACATAGCAATAAGTTCACGACATGGATACATTGGGTTTGGCTACGAGCAAGGGGACAAGCATGACTGAAGAAGATGAAGAATTCCAGCGCCTTGAGCGCGAAGCCAAGATGCGAGCCTTGGAGGACGATGATACACAGGTGTATAAGAAGCCGTGGGTAGGGCTGACGGAGTTAGAAAGGGCAGAGATTTGTGATCTTAAATGGTGGGATTGGGAAGACTCGTTTGACATCGAGGGCTTTGCCAGAGCCATCGAAGCAAAACTTAGGGAGAAGAACACATGACCCGCTTTGATAAATTTATGGACAACATTAAGGAGCAGGGGTTTAAGGCAATCGGCATTACAGATAGAGATGAATTACTGTTTCGAAGAAAAGTACAGCCACCCATGCCAGTGCAGGAATCAAAGCGCGAATGGGTAGGGCTGACGGAAGAAGAAGTTATAGAAATAAGCCATTTGGCATTGACTCGTGTTCAGGCCGTACAAATGACGCAAGCTAAGTTGAGGGAGTTGAACACATGAGAGTGCTACGCAGAAACTGTAACGACCTGAACTGGCAAGCCAAACTGAAGTCTGAGTGGGACATAGATGACCATCTCCACAAGAATGCAATGCGTAGACTTGCGAGAGACATTTTTGAGTTGGCTGTGACACGCGACTATTACATTGACCGCGAGACCATGCTCAAGATGTACGACCACTACATGTTGTATGACCCGAATGTAGTGCCCCAGTGGAGACAAAACGAAGCTGCGTTACTTGAAAAAATTATGGAGAACACATGATACGAGCACCGAATGGCAAGCCCATACTCAACGAACCAGACGCTGAAGGTTTGTACACCTGCCAGTACACGGGGCTGAGAGTGTCGCTAGAAGAGGCCATCTTCTTGGGGCCATGCGTACCACAGGTCAACGGTACATACGTGTGCCACCCGACTGCACTGCCATTCTTTAAGAAGTCCAAGCGCAATTTTGACGAGAGCGAGGCCAACTGCAATACCTGCAAGCATCTTGTTCGCGTGAAGCACGAGCCAAGAAAAGATGGCATGTTACGGGGCGAGTGCCAAACGATGCCCAATCTGCTGTTCCACCCCGATGACTTTATGGGGATGAAGTGTTACGAACAAAGACCGGAGAAGAACACATGACCGCCGCGCTTGACCGAACCGTAGCCAACGCGATGGGGCTTAAAAGCGTACACAACTGCGAGAAGTGGGTAAGGCTGACGGATGAGGAGCTTATGGAATGTACTGTGTTTAAACGCTTTGACTATGACCCGCCGTACATCGACAAAGACGGAGCCAAGCATGTAGGCAGCATTGAGGTATCTTTACGGGCAACCTACGAGAACATCAACAACAAACTAAAGGAGAAGAACGCATGAGCAAACTTACAAGGGATCAAGCCGCAATCATCGGTGTTTACACGGGCATCTCGGCGGGACCTTTTGCGGACGTACAAAAACTTGCTGAAGACTTGCTTGAGCGGCCAGTGTTCACGCACGAACTTGCAAATCAAGATTTGTGCGAGAAGCTTAAAGAGCTTGTTAAACCTCAATTCATTCAGATTTGCGCAGAGAAAAACACATGAGCTACATCATTGCATCGCTGCCTCCCATCAAGTGCTTTGTCAAGCGGGAGTTTTTGTACAACTTCACCAAGGGCCACGGCGAGTTTGAGCCAGCCATTTGGGTCAGCTTGAAAGCTTTGCGAGGCCAAGTGTTCCGCATTGAGTCACTGCTGCCCAACTACGGTGCTCTGTACGACAAGCTGCCGATTCATGCTTACGTGTGGCACACCGAAGCAACAGAACTGGTTGACTTGCCAGTTGATGCCTTGCAATTGTGGGACTGCATGGGCTACCGGTTCACCATTCTGGAAAAGATTGGATTGCGTAACTTGGGCGTCAAGTTTCTTGGCAAGGACAAGCAATGGCACTTTGGGCGCTATCTGTTCACGGTGGACTTCTGCGCTGATGAGATGGCGCTGGACACAGGTTTTTCTGAACAGGCCGAAGAACACAAGTCGTTTAACTGGATTGCGCTGGACAACGGACAGTTTGCTTGCCAGCCAAACAACAGGTGTCTTTGGTATGACCAGAGCCTAATTCCCGCCGAAACAAAGTTTCCAGACTTCAAGGCCGCACAACAGTTTTGGACTGTGGACGGTACACGCAAGTGGTCCGCTGGCGATGATTGGTTCTACGATATTCAGGAGAAAACGATTTGAAATGCCCAATCTGTATTGCATGGACAACTGTTGAACAGACGAAGAACTTGGGAGGCTTTGTAGAGCGCAGACGCAGATGCGCCAACAACCACACGTTTGCAACGGAGGAGCGGGTGATCCCAGACAAGAAGCGTGGGCGCCCCAAAACTAAGGAGAAGACAGATGCCATGCCCCATGTGCCCCCTGCGGCGCTCAACACCTGAACTGCACCGCCACCTAATTGGAAACGCTGCGGATTTGATTGAGCAGTGCAACGGCTTTCCATGCCATGACAAGCATCCAACGAAACACGTTCTGACCAGTGTGGTGGCGGGAGAGACGGAGTTCTCTAACACGGACTGCATCGGCTATCGGATGTACCGCGCAAACAAAGAAACGCCGGGGCGCTTTCCTGAGATCGTTGACAACTGCCACCAACTGGAGGCTTATGACATACAGGAATCAAAAGCTTCTTGAGGCCGTCCGCGCAGCCCCCTGTATGAACTGTGGGGTTGAGGATGGCACTGTCTGCGCTGCCCACTCTAACCAGATGCGGGATGGAAAGGGCCGCAGCCTCAAGGCCCACGATTACAGAATTGCCGCCCTCTGCTTTACCTGCCACTCCGAGCTTGATCAGGGTCGGGCCATGAGCCGGGAAGAGCGTTTAAACATGTGGGAGGACGCCCACCGGGCGACGGTGGGATGGCTCTTCGACAACGATCTTATTGGGATGCGGAGATGATCGTTTTGATCCGCTGGATCTCTGCGTTGATGGCGTTCTCTGCCCTGTTGATCCCAGTGATCGCATCCCGCTTCTCATCCCCCGACATCTTGGAGATCTGAACGGCAGACTTCATCTGCCTGAGTTCTTTCATGGTCTTCTCGGTGTCGCGGATGTAGTCTTTAAACGCGAAGGTGCCTTGGTTTTCCTTGAGGTACTCGACGTACTCCTCAGACTCGCCCTGCTTCTCAAGGAAGTTCATCGTCCTGACAACCGAGTCCACCGAATCCTTGAGCTTGTAGTACTCCGTCACGTTGCCTCGCGCCTCTGGGTCGAGGGCGAACCTCTTGATGACGGGTAGCTGCTCAAATCGTTTGGTCGCCCTTGGGCTGTCGCCGAACTGGTCCATGACCATATCCAGCGTGTCCACGGCGTACATGCCCATTGTTCCGGTGTAGCCCTTGATGACGTGATCCACTTTCATAGGAGACAGTCCCAGCACTCCAGCGATGCCTTTGGCAACGGAAGAGGTGCCCGGGCCAACCTGATACTGCGGGTCTACATCTTTCATGCCCTCACTGATGATGGGACGCCATGTAAACGTGTTGATGTCAAACCCAGCCTCAACCAACGGTTTGATTGTTTGAGGTATCGGGTTAAACGCAAAGGTCGAGACAGCGTTGCGGAAGAGTGAGTCTCTCAGGTCTTGACCCGTGTCATTGCCAAAGGCATAGGCGGCAAGCCTTTCCGGAAT